AATAATGATTGACTTCATTCATTGGTATTCCAGTTAAATCACACTCTTTTTTTAATGCTCGGTGTTGTTTTATTAGCTGGTTTTCTTCTTCGTCAAGTCTTGGTCTTGGCATTGGTTTTTAGATTAATTGTCATTCTTTTTTTTAAGTAGTGAAAGAATAGTTGTGGCTCCTTTTAATTGCGGAATAAAATTGGAAAGTAAAGACGCTATTTTACCATCGAAAAACATAAAGTATAAAGCAATCCATAAATACCAAGGTACTGTTGTGATTCTTGTATATATGTAAGTATCTATTATTTCATCAGTAGTTTTTTCTGTTTTCTCTTCTGAATTAGTCGTTGTGTTTTCGTTTTGGGTTTCTCCTATTCTAGCTTCAAATTCTACTTGACGTTTTAGTAGGTTATAATACAGCTTATAGCTGTTGTCTCCTGACGTTTTTGTGGTGTTTAGTTTTGCGAGTATCTCGTCGACCTTTTGGTCAACTTTTTTATTAAAATCGGCATCCGATGTTTTAGCATTTGGCACCGCAACATCTAATTTATCTGAAATAGCTTTGTTTTTTTCAACAACATTAGTGCTGTCTTTTTTTACTTCAACTTTTTCAGTCGTGACTTTAGTGGCTTTCTTTTCGACAATTCTCTTTGTCCCCAGGCATCCAGTTAAAACGATACATATAAAAAGAAGCACTATTTTTTTCATTTTGTTAATTTAAAAAGTTCAACAGATTGTCTTAATTATTAAAATCGATTGTTAATTATTCTAATCTCTGATTCCTTGTAACCTTTCATTACTTTGTGGAACTGATCCATGGCGATTTTACTTTTATAGTTATCTACTAAGCCGTCATTGTTAATGTCCTTCTGGCTTACTCCTAATGAAATGCACCCATTAAGATCATACCAAAATGATGCTATGTGTATTTTACATTCCCTTCGGTTAGGTACGCCGTATAATTCCCAAAGTTCAGTATTAAATTTGGGAGAGTACTCTAGTTTTATCTTATAAGTACCAGAAGGAACACATGAAATATTCTTTTTATTATTGAGCCATCCTCTCTCCAAGGATTGTGAAGTGAATAATATTTTCCCTGTGGCATCTTGAACAATACAAATCCCAGGGCATTGCTTTCTCCCAATTTTATCTCTTAAGAATGTAATTATTCTCATAATTCTATTTCTCCTATAATTTCTTTAACTCCAAACTCACCGAGTGCAATTAGTAAATGTTTCATTGCTTTTCTCCTTTTAATTCTTTTAGATTAAGGTTATTTTGAAATTTCTTTATTTTTTCAATCCACCCAATAGGTGGAAACTTACCATCTGTTAAAACACTTATATTAACAAAAGCTGAACCAGCAGGATATAGAAATACAGATAAATTGGTGATTAATTTGAAGTATTTAGCCAACCATTCAGCATCCTTTAAAATGAAATTAAACATCTCAAACAAAATATAAGCTGCTACTGTTAATCCCATTTTTACTAGTAATCCTTTTATGTTTTCTTTCCACGTAAAATCACGTAATTTGAATGCATGTAGTATTGAACCGATAATGTGGTCAATGACAATAGCACAAGCGATAATCGTCATAAACTCAATATTATCAATCGCCCATGATTTTAGTTTATCTATCAATAAAGCAACAGGAGATACTGAGACTGCTAAAATTATACTTGATTTTAACTTAGCTATTATTGTTCCTTTGTGTATTATTAAAAGGTGGTTTGCAATAAAAAAAAGTATTTTTGTTCCCATTTGGAAGTCAATTTTATAAGGTTATTTACATCAACACTAGAACAGCATAATCAAGATTATAATAATCACAATAGCTATCCATTTCATTCCCCTTTTCCAGTTTACCCTATAACCTTTAAGAAATATTGCTTTTAGGTTCTGCATTTCTTTTTTATCTCCTTTACTCATTTGTCTTTTCTTAATTAAATAAGCGTATGGAGCGAAAAAAGGTGTTTTAAGTAATAGTAAGTAGAATCGTTTCCCAGTTTCAATAGAACTCTTTTTATGAACCTCCATTTCTCTTTTGAGAATCAAATCTGCTATGTATTGGTATTTAAAATTCCCTGCAACATTTAAAGCCACGTACAATACATCATGAAGCATAGCTTCAGGTTCAAGTCCATGAAAAGCCAAGTCTTCGGTCATTGTGGCGCCATCATAAGTCTCTGGGTTTTGAACACAATAATCGTATGCCCATAAATACACTCCCATTACTAATTGAGACCTATTGTATAGTTTTAAGTAATCAACTAGCCATTTTCGGTGTTCGGATAGATAATTTATATCTCTATGAAAAAAGTTATTTACACTCATTATCAAGGAACTTAATGTGTTCAGTTGCTAATTTCTAAATTAAATGAGTGCTTTAGCCATGATATTGCTTGGTAAATCCGTAGGTTCTCTTGATTATCTAACGAATTTATAAAACTTGCGGTTTTTGAGATAATTCAGATCCTTTTCAAAAGAATATGCCTCTCTTTCAAAAATGTTATTTCTGTATGCAGTTTTCCAATCTCTATATTTTACATACTTTACTATGAAATCAAATAGATACCACATATAAAAAAACACAATCAGCAGTTCTAATTGCTGTCTTATATGTATTCTTTCGTGGTTTAATCTAACAGGGGTGATATATTCTTTCTTTTTGAAAAATATAAAAGGAAATATCGCCATTGCAGCATATCCATTTTTTACTAAATATTTACTTACTATAACCCAAAGTCTAACCGAAACCATAGCGCATAGCAGTTTATTAAAATTATTGATTTTTTAGATCTTAAAGTAATATTACGAGTCATGTTTGTAATATTTTTACTCTTAACAATTACAACATAGGAACCGATGTTATGAATTATAACTAATTTCCCACTGTCTTTAGTACTTACACCCCCTCCTGACAACCTTACCGTAGGAGGGAATTCAATTGTTGCAGGAGTGGTATTAAAAGATTGTACCATATAAACGCTTTCAATTATACCATCTTGACCAATAACAGTATTACCTCTTGTATTATTACCTCCTAGACCTAAATTGAGTCCTTTAGCAAATAAGTTTTCAAAGTACCCACCATAAGTTCTTGAAGGTTCTGAAGATGTATTTATAGCTTTTCCATAATAAGCTGTCAACATCGTTGTATTTAAACTGTCCTTATGTTTCCTTTTTACTATTTGAGTATTTCCAGCAGCCCATGGATGATTTTCGTATTTACCATCAATTAACAAACCTTCACTTTCTATAAATAAACCCTCATCTCTAAGTTCTGAGACCCCCCTATAACCCTCTTCATTAATTCCATTCATTTTAATAAATCCATTCGCTCCATCCAAAATCATAGTTGGAACATTGGGTTCTGATTCATTTTGAGATGTGATTTTACCATTTTTTAAAGTCCAATCGGCTATATTGGCATTTTCAGCTAATAATAAGTTCGTTGCAACACTTTCAAACTGCCCTCCGAACGTCTCCCAATTTGCCGATGACCATGCTAAGGCTACTCCATTAGTTCCTTTATATAAGTAATAAACATCCATGTATTTCACTACATCTCTGCGAATAGCACTCTTGTAGTATAAAGTGTTTTGATTAAATAAGCCTCGATAGACTATTCCTGGTCCATCATTCCCATCTGTTCCATCATTGCCATCCGCTCCATCATCTCCTGATATTCTAACAGGAGTAGACCAATCTCCTAAAACGTTTCCCTCAGGATTTTTTAACGCTTTTGACATCCATAAAGGATCTGTTCCATCTGGTGGGCTACCAAACCATCCTATGGGGTTATCTCCTGTAAGTACGATGGGATCGGCATCTAGGTATCTTTTAAAAATATAATCGATGTAATTTCCTGCTGTCCCTTCTTCACCAACGATTTTTATGGCTGCAGACCACGAATCTTCGCCAACTTTTTGGCGCATATAAATGTCGGTATCTCTAAAAGGTGGTTTATGCCAGTAAAAGCCTTCCTTAGAATATTGAATTACAATACTATCTCCTGACGTTCCTGCCTCTGCTGAAACATCCCAATAATTTGTATCTGTTGGTAATTTTCCCGCTTTTGGTGTTTCACTAGAAAATATATAAGTGCTACCATTATAGCTTACTTGGTCGCCTAAATAATACAATTCTTGAGAATCATATGCACCACGATAAACTGCAATTGGAAATTCATCTCCTGCAGGACTTTGAACTATCCCCCCTCTTATTGTAAGTTTATAGCGATTTGTTACATTCCAATCTATACCAACTTTACTACTCCCAATCTTTAACTGGTTAGTATCTAAATCAAAATAGTTTAAACCATCCATCGATTGAACTCGTCCTGTTGTTATAAACTTGCCATTAATAGTTGTTTGCCCGTATGTTAAACTAATCCCTCTAACATCATCTCTAACTGTATGAATTTCTCCAATTAAAAAGTAATAATAATCATTATCACCGTCAGTTTGATATTCATTTTTTGAAATATGAAACGTTCCTACATTGAAGGGCAAAGGGAAAGAAGAGTGTTTATAACATTTAGCATATATGTAATAATATTGATTAGGATCATCTAATTCAAAGGTATCATTCCAGAGAGTCCATTTCTTTACACTACTATCATCAATAGTAAAATGCACAAGGGTACAGCGACCACATCTTACTTTGTTAGGGTTACTCTGGTAATTAGCTTGAATTAGAAGGTTACGAATTATAAATTGCTGACCTTTTGAGCCAACCGAAAGCATACTGGTTTCTATGCTTAAAGGCTTAATGTTATCTGTATCAAAATATCCGTCAGGGTCAAATAATGAATCTCTTAACTCATCTATATTTCTTAAATTTCTACGGATACGATTGTACTGAACAGTTCTGTCAAAGCGTTCAATTGCTATCGTATCTTGTAACCCTATCTGATTAGAAAGAACTCTTGTAATATAGCCTATCGTTACCTTATCGCCAACCTTCATAGAATATAAGTAAGGATTAGCAATACTTTGCGTAAAACTTATTATTCTAGTTTCAAATGAAGCCTCAAAATCAGTGTCTTTAATTTTAATTATATCGCCAATGTTTAGTCGTATTAATCTCTTTCTTAAGAAAGTATAATCAGGAACTACATTGTAAATAACATTAGGCAAACTGTTTTCACTTAAGTATTCTAGGGCTTTTTCTTGTAATTCAGTCTCTGCTTTGGTTATATATTCTTGAGGCATTATAATTTCGTGGATAACGTATTTATCGCCAACTTGTGGCTTTAAATCATCATTTGGGAATACTAATCCATTTGTATCTTCATATTGAATTATTACGAATTCTTTAGATGAGTTTTTGAATTGAGTTATCTCAAATTCATACCCTGCCAATAATCCAGAATTGAATGTCAGTTTTGCAATAACACCATCTATGAGTTGTTTATTTACATCAAAGTCAATAGTAGTATCTTTAAACTTAAAAATATCATCGCCTAATGCAGTTATAGCACCTTCTCTGTGCGGGTAAATATCTTCAAAGTTTACAACACCTTCTATCATTCCAAAAAGGTTTGTATTTTGATCGATATAACCTTCTGAATTTGGTAATTTTAATCGCTTACTTCCATATTCCTTGGTAATATTTCTAGTGCCACCAAATGCATAAAGGCGAGTTACAAGGTTTTGATCTGTTAATTTTTGGCGTTCAATATTACGGATTCCTTTTTTAAACTCAAATGAAATTCCTGTATCACTACCTATTTTATCAACAAAGTGTAAGGTTCTTCCATCATCGGAGAAGTAGAATTCTTTATTAAATTCTTTGCTTATTTTTTGAAGGACATTAAGACAATTATTATTTGTGAAATTTAGGTTTTTTGCTTCTGTAGATGGCATTTCTCCGAGTTGGTAACCTTCAACTGTTGGCCCTAAGAGACCTAAAATCCTATTAATATTAACTATAATTAAATTGGCAAACTTCTGTAAATCGCCAACCAAATAGAATTCTCCTTGACCGTCCAGTAAATACATGGAGTTGATTAATCGATACTTATCACTTTCAAAATCAATACCATATTGGAATTGGTTTGTTTGTACTTTTTTATCAGATGGTTGCTTAAAAATAGTATAGCGTTTATTACGCCAATTGACATAATCCCCAATTTTAAATTTAAAAAAAACATCCATTGTGAAATTACACTGGATAAAGTCTTCGCCTTGTAAAGTCTGTTTTAATTGAGTTTTGTTATCAATGACAACATCTATAATTTCTGATGTGCCTCGGTAAACTTTCATATTTTAGCAATCATCTCGTCTGTAGCTTCTATTAACTCATCGTTATAAGAAACAGCCCAACTTTTCCACAACTTTAAGTGTCGCCAGCTCTTGTTTAACAAAAGCCAAATACACGCTATCTTAACGGTTTCAGCATCTTCAGGAAGATTGACATCCGAGTTGTCAAAATCAAATTTTAAATATTTTTTTACACTTTCCTTAGTTGGATAACCTACACTTATTATTTGCCCCTGCTCATTTAACTCTTCATCTTCTGAATTACTTGTAAAACGCAGTTCAGGAAGATGTGAAATTACTGCATCGGGGTTTTTAATATCGTGAACCTGATTGAATTTCATATAAAGAGATTTTGTAATTGGGTTCACTCCAAATCCGCTACACAGTATTACAGTATCAGGATGCAGCCCTAGATCGTTCGTGTCTTGGTATTTTGGGGCGTCTTTTTTTCTTACTAGTGTGATCATTTTATTTGTGTTTTGATGAAATGCTGTATTGCAGCTTTGCTAATGATGTCTATATAATTATAGTCTAGGCCTTTCTCGCCCGACTCTGTTGTGCTCACTGCTTGCGGAAGGATTTTTTCTACTTCTTGAGCTATGAGCCCCGCTTGTTTAGTGTTTGTAATTGAAAAGTCATAAAAGGAGAATTTTAATTTTTTATAAACTGATAATGCCCATTCTCCATCTATCAGTTCAATGTTTGTTTTAAATTTTCGATCTGACCTTTGAACAACAGAGTAACACCTTATTTTCCCGATCACATCTAACTTTTCTGATGGTTTATCCGTTCCAATACCTACGTCGCCTGTAAAATAAGAGTCTCCTGTGCCATTAACATATAGTTCTCCTCCAACTGTAATACCTTCATCAGTACCAACGCTTGAATTTTGCAAATCTTCTAGTTGAGCCCCCGTTACAGAATATCCTGTTTTAGTGTTTTCTAATACGGGTGTTACTGCTGTAAAGTCTGAATAATTTGGTATTGTTCCAGGAGCTGTTACAATAACATAATATTTAGAAGTTGCTGTAACTTTTACCTGTAAATATTTTAGCCCATATATAGGATCAGCTGTTTCCTGTAAAACTCTTACTCCTTGAATCCTGTTTTGGTGACCTCCACAATTTAATACTGTAAAATTACTATCGCTATAACTACGCATCCAATCAATACGAACGAATGAATGATCACCACTTTCTCCGTCTGTCACGTAAATCTCTCCGGCTCGTCTTCCAGTTTTGGCTTGAGCTACGGTTATCCAACCAGAAGTTACACTTGCGTTAGCACTATCAACAATATGAGCATCAATCCATTTAAGACTAGATCCTGTAGAACTTAATATCTGCCCATTTTTGCCTGCTACGTTCCCTGCATCTTTAAGCGCACCTGTGATACGCACACTTCCTGCAACATGAAGCTTGTCGGAAGGTTTATTTATTCCGATACCTACTTTGCCGTTGTCTTCAAATGTCATTAATGGGCTAAAAGTTCCACTTTGCAATTTACCAATATTAAATTTCCAACCTGTACCATCTGTATCAAAATAAAGGTTACCTCTTTCAGGAGAAGAGCTAGTACCTGCATTAAAACCTACGCTTCCTGTAGCTTGGTTAACTTGTAATTTACCTAAGGTAGGTCTAGTCGTCCCGATCCCGACGTTGCCGTTAGTTAAAATAGTAACTCTTGTAGTTCCGTTGGTTTTTAAGTCTAACCTGTGATTTGTACGTGTGCCAACTACTCCTGTTGTTGATTGTGCCTGTATTATTACTCCTGCTCCTGAAGTGCGTTGAGTTAAAATCTCAGAATTACCAGCGCTTTCTACATGAAGATTACGACTAGGACTATCCGTCCCTATACCTACTTTGCCTGCATTTGTTACAACTAAATGATCATTACCTGTATTGCTACCTACTCTTAATCCATAGTAAGAATTACTAGTACCATTTACATCAATCAACAAGCCACTAACATGATTGTAAGTTTGACCTGATGAACCGTTAGTTACATCCAGCTTTGCTCTAGGACTATCCGTCCCTATACCGACACTTGTACCGTTGTCAAAGATTTGACTGTCTCCAAGTGTGCCAGAATCAGTGAATTTTGATATGGAGTTTGTCGTTCCTGTTATTTGGACCTTTAATTTTTCTGATAGGTCTTTAATAGAATTATAATCGGGGTCAGTTGACTTAGTTCTATCATCTAATTCCTTTAACCATTCAGCAGCTTCTGTTACCTCGAACGCTTTTCCATTATGCTCACGTATCTCTTTTTGAATCATTTTTTTTAATTTACAAACCCCGTTATGACAAATTCACTATCAACAAAATTGACAGTTATATTTAGTAATAGTTTAAATTTAATTGCGTTCTCACCAATAAACACGACCTTAAAACCTTCTGTTAAAAAGCAGTTGTAACTTTCATTCTCGAAAGTTAATACACGATAACCGCTTAGTGAGAGTACTTTTTTAAATTTATCCGTAGCTTCCTTCAATTCACTTACTCCAGAACATACCATAGCACAATCAAGTTCAAAGACTTTAAAACTCCTGTGGTCTGAAAGTATTTTAGATGAGTTAAAAACGGTTGTGGCTAATTGCTTTGTAATTGGCGCATAATTTAAAGACTTAGTATTACGAATTACTATACCAAAGTCCTTTTTAAAATCATAGCCATCAATCAACAAGCCAGTGCCACCTATTGGGGCTAATAACGTTGCGTTTAATTGTGGTTTGCGCTCATTAAATAGGATTGAAAGTTTTGTAATATTCTCATATGAATTTACTTTTTGGATAGCTTTCACTTTTACTTGGAAATTCCCATATTTAGATTCTAATAAACATTCAGGTAAATTTGATATTTCATTTACAACCAATTTTAATGTCCTATTGGTTCGTCTTTCGTCAAAAACAACATTCAAGGTAATATTTTTAGACTTCCAAAATATATCTTCATCATCCACTAAAGGCTGCTGCAAATCACCCCAATCATAGTAAGTGTCACCTAATCTTGAAGGCATGTCTAAAATACCCTTATATCCTACTAGAATAAGTCCGTAATAACTTAAAGGTTTCCCATTTAATTTATTCATTTAATTATAATTTATCATCAATATTTTTTAATTTTAAAGCCATATCTTCTAAATGCTTATTGTAAGAAGTGTTTTGTGCTATCTGTGATAAATGAGCTAGGCTATTCCTAGCAACATCTAAACCTTCCTGTACATCAATCCTAATACTGTTTATAGTACCAGCAAGAATATTGGCGGTATCTTCTGTTATGGTAGATATTGCACCTGCTAACCCCTGTTGCTGGTTATCTTTACTTCCTAAGCCACCAATACCACTATCTTCTAATATTTGATTGATAGCATCTAAATCTCCTTGAGCGCCTTGAATCATTCTGTTGTAAAGGCTTCGCAACGAATCTATTTCATCAGCAGTAAAGTTGCTATCTGCGCCTGCTTTCGAAAAAGCATCGTAAAAACTTTGAATTTGTTTCTCTAGGTATTTAGTTTGAAAGGCTTGTAACATAGCATCTTGCATTAAGTCTTTAAAATTGTCTGCAAAATCAGCTACCGATCGTTTGCCTTCTTTAAGACCAGATATGATACTATCTACAATAGTTGTTTCTGTAGTGCCTGTATAAAGTTCATTTAACTGCTCTTTTAATTCTATAGCTTTACGTTTAGCATCTTCAATTTTTTTAGCAAGTTCCTCTAACTTAGCAGGGTCCGTACCACTACCTGAACCTTTATCTCCCAGACGAGCTCCTAAAAATTTCACTTCTTTTCGTGCTTTTAGTTCAGCTTTAGTTGCTAATTCGGCTTGTTTTTCTATTTCTTTAAGCTTCTCAATGGTAGCTTTTCTATTTGAAATCTTATCTGCACCAACACTCTTTGATATAGCATAGTCTAGCTTATCAATGACTTTTTCAAGTTCTTTTATTGAAGCTTCAAATTTAGCTGTGTCCGATACTACTTCAACTGTTAAAGCAGATTTTAAAACCTCAATAGAGCCTCCTATAATATCTCCTGATGCTATTTTTCCAATACCACTAGCTACACCTGCAAATTGGTCTAAAAGACTAGCCGTCTCATCATCTCCAAATTTTGAGAACAAATCTGCTGTTCCTGATAATCCAGAAGATACATCTTCAATTACACCTGCTAAAGCTTCTCCAAAAGATTCAGCGACTCCGATTAAATTATCCTCGAGTTGTTTTATCTCTTTTTGTGTTTTAATTGTAGCCGTTCCTTTTTTAGATAATGCTGCTTCTTTTGCTGCCTTATCTTTTGCTATTTGTAAAAGTTTTTCAGATTCTTTTCTCTTTTGGCTTATTTTTTTAAGACTTAACAATCCTAAAAAGTCATAATTATTCTCCTCAACTTTTTGAATTATGCTAGTAGCCCCTTTTTTTATTTCTATTTCTTCCTGCTTAAACTGAACCAGTATCGCTAATCTATTTCTTTCTAAATCATTTGTAGATGAGTTGAGTTTTTCTTGTAATTGAACTAATTCTTTGTTTAAATAGTCTATTGATAAAGTGAAGTTTGGATCTACTTTTATCTGCTTAATACCAAAAGTTGGAACTTCAAGAGCAGTCACTTTTTCTCTTGGCTTCAATCCTACACCACCGCTTGAAGCAGCATTACTAATAGCTATCTTTTTGTCTTGGTTATCTTGAAATTTAATTAGTTGGCTTCGTAAGTATTCAGTATAGTTAGCACCTTGGGTTAGTAACGTGTCAAATTCCTTATCAGCAGCTTCTTTACCTAATTGGTTAACATAATTATTGTAGCTTTTATATTGTTTTTTTCGTTCATTAAGGAGGTCATTAAATCTTTCAATTTCAGTTCGATCATCTTCTCCATCTCCTCCTGTTGGTCGCTTAAAATCAAAAAATGCTTTTCGCTTTTTAGCAGCTTCAGCTATTTGTTTATTTTCAGAATCTAAAGATTCTTTAAATATATTCTTATTTGCCTTGTATTGGTCTTCTGTTATTTCCTTTATAGAGTTTAACTCAATTATTACTTTTTTTCGTTCTTCTACTGCTTCTTTTATTTTTGGGAAATTGAAGCCTTTAAATTGTTCTAAATTATTTAATGAGTTAATGTTTTTTATCTGATTAACTATTTTTTCATACCCTTTTTCATTATCATAAATTTTCCTGTTTTCTTCGTCAAGATTAAAATTTACTTTGTCTAATTCTTTTCTCGCACTCTCTACACTATTTTCTTGGTTTTTTATGAATTGACCAGCTCCTCTCAATTCATCTAAATCATACATCGTAAAACTTGGCACCTTACTAACAATCTCATTAACTATGCTATCAATATCGTCACCAGCTGCAAAAGACAACTCAAGCTCTACCCCCTTTTTAGTAGCTTCTTCATTTGCTTTTTTAGTTATTTCTGAAAATCGTTTTTTGGCTCTATCTAATGTTCCTTCTTGAGCTTTCAGTTCATCACGAGCGCTTATAACATCATCATTGTATGCCGATAATTCTATTCTATTTTTATGTTCTTGGTTAATATCCTTTAATGATTTTTTTACTTTTTGTAAAACATCATTAAGGTTTTCATTGTTGATTTTATCTGTGTCCAGATTAGTCAAGTACTCAGGATATATTTGCTTAATTTCTTTTAAAATTTCTACTTTTCTGTCAAATGATGTGTTTGCAGAGTTCAATTCATTTCTTAAAAGCTTAAATTCTGATGCCTGTTTTATAGATTCAGATGTTACTCCTTGTAATGCGTCAAGTCCTTTATTTAAACTACTTACTAAACCTCCACTCATTATAAGAACAGCGTCACCAATTCCTTTGGTTGTCGCTTTAATTTTATTACCGAATATTTTCCATTGATTTGCAGTTGTAGATGTAATAGTTTTAAAAGACCTATCAACACTTCCTGCCGACTTAGCCATAGCATCTAAGTCTCCTGTTGCACCTTTCAGGTTTGGTCCTGCTATACCAATGATACCATTTACAGCTTCTATTCTCCCTGCAAGTTCTTTTAGTTTGTTTTGGCTACCATCTGCAGATTCATACATTTTCTGAAAACCCTCTTGTAGTGAAAGTGTTTTAAATGCACCATCTCCTAAAACTTCATTTGTAGAGATAATAGCACTTCTAATTTGGGTCATTGCTACACTGGCAGGAGTTCCTTGTTTGGTAAGTGTAGCTACGGCTGCACCTACTTCTTCAAAAGAAATATTGCTTGCAGCTGCTATTGGAGCAACTACAGCTATTTGACTAGATAATTCTTCAAAGGAAATTTTACCACGGTCTACAGTCGCAAACATAATATCTGCTACCGCTTGTGCATCTTTTGATTCAAGTTTGAAAGCGTTTAAAATTGTGGTAAGTCCATCTGATGCTACTGCTGTTTCTGTAACACCAGCAGTTGCAGCTTTAGACGCTATTTCAAGTATTCCCAGGGCATCTCCTGCTTCAAATCCAGCCCCTATAATTTCATATAAACCTTTTGCGAGTTTATCTGGCGGTTCTGTTCCTAACTGCTTGTATAGACCAAAGACACTCTTTTCAAGTTTATCAAAATCCTTATCAGATACATTGGCAATAGTCCTTACTTCTGCCATCGCAGATTCAAAACTCTTTACCATTTTATAGCCTTCATTTGCAATAATACCAAATGCTGCAACTGCTGCTACAGATAAGGCAATAAAAGGGTTGATTTTAGATAATTTACTACCTAAACCTTTAATTATATTTACTGCTTCGAATTTACCTTGTTTTAATCCTGAATTATCTAGTCCCGTAGAAAAAAATAAAGAGTTATCTCCTTTAACAATACCCATCTATTTACATTTTCATTAAATGTATAAGTAGGGTGTCTTAAAATGAAGTATTATAGGGGTTCATATCCGTAGTTTCCGTCGATTTAATGGGTAGGCTTATAATGGATAAAAGCTAAACAATATTTGTTTTTAATTAAAAACGTTTGTTAAGTATTTCGGTTTTAAGTCTTTCTAACTCTTTACGTACTTTGCATTTTTGCTTATGGTTATTTTGAATATTACCAATACTGTTTTTTGCTTTACCAATAATAAATAAGTCAAAATTATAATCGTTTAATACATTCTCTTTAAAAAACCTAAATCTATCTTTTAGTATCATAAGAGAATCAGCAGTAGTTTCATTCTTAGATTTATTCATCCAATCTAAAAATCTCAATCCATTTTCGATCAAGTCTATGCCTTGAAGTAGCATTAATTTGTCACCAGTTTCTAAATTTGTCTTTTTCATTGCTTTAAATTTTATAATTACATACTAAATTTTAATCCCGTTTAAACTTTTATTTTAAAGCTTGGACGTTTTAGTATTTTTTTTTATTTAGTATTTTAAGATAAATACGCCTTTAGAGTTGGTTATCTTATGAATATACGCTAAATGATATATTTTAAACAACTATTTAAGGTAATTTTATATATTTGTAAAATGAAGAGCTTGTTAAGGATTAAGGAAATATTGAAAGAGAAAAGGATAAGCACTAAGGATTTCGCTTCAAAAGCAGGATTGTCTTATACTTATTGTACAGAGCTAATAAGAGGGGATAAATTCCCGAGACAAAATACTCTTATCAAAATCTCATTAACTTTAGATGTTGATTTAAGAGATTTATTTGTTTCAACAAAACAGAACAACTTAAAACCAATCTACGAAAAAGATGAAAAAGGTCATCACATTGTCATTGGTTACTTAAAAAAAGATAGATTATTACTTAAATGAATGCTATTACAATAACAGTAGTTATTTCAGCTTAAGCCTTAGTTTGGCTCAATTAATGCTGTAGTTTATCAAGATTCGGCAACCTTAAACTCTGTTTGCTACTACTTAACCAAAAAAATTGTACACACTTATAATAGGTAATAGTAAGTCAAAGAATTTCAGCAAAGCTCTTGAATGCGCTTTAACTCTTGGCGGGTCATATAATGGTAAAGAAATTAAGTTAGAGACCAATGAAGAAATGAGCGCCTATACAAAATGGTTTCCTCTTTTTAAGTATAATGTACTGGATTGGAAAGGTACTAGAGCCTATTTTAATGGCAAAGAAGTTGATACATATCGATTTATGTTTCTAGCAGATTTAAAGCGAAAATCAAATGTTAGATCCGTTTTTGATTCTTTAGACTTACAGCCATCTGATATTAAATTCAAATACTATAAACGTGAAGGGAATCGATTCTTTTTAAAGAGTAAAAACGAGTTTATAGACCTTGTATTGGAAGGCAAGGATTTGTACGATTTTGTTGATAAATACAGTATAGATGACTATATAAAACTTTAATGTTAATTTTTATAAAACAACCATCATGAGTAAAATTGATAAAATGGTGCAAGTACCTATTGAAACCCTTAACCGCTTACAGGCGTGTTTGAAAGAAGTCTCGGAATATCTCGAAGCTTCTAATAAATTGGGTGAGGCTTCGACCCCTCGCCCAATTTCTAAACTAGAAGCAAAAAAAAATTATTACAGAAAAAGAATAAGAGCGTTAAATAAATAACACTAAGCCCATCAAATTTTAGTAAAAGAAGTGATAATTGATATTATTTCTAAATAATAATTGTGTGGCTGTTTTCTGAATTTTGTACTTGTGCATTTTCATGAGCCATGACAAATGAATATGTTTCTGCTTTTACTGTTGAATTATCCCAAGCTTCAACTTTAGAAAAATCTCTAGCGACTACTTTACAATTTCCAAATGACTCTCCTGTACAGTTTTTGATTTCAAATGAACTATTTTGAAACCCTGTAATAAAAGTTGAATCAAAACCTTCGGCAAATGCTGTGTCAAATAAGACTATTCGGCTGTGACCAGAGACATGAAATTTAGCTTTCTTAATTCCAGTAGCTTTACCATCTACTATTTTATGAGTTCCCTTGCTATAAATGCCGTGTTTATTTAATTGTTTTTCTGTAAACCACAAGACTATGTCATCTGATGTCATTATTCCTGTATTAAGAAGCCATTCAATATTACCAATCATAAGAGACCAACAATCCTTTTCATTGAAGCTTTCAGACAATGCAATTATCTTTCGCCAAAATTCAGAACATAAGATGTTTTCGCCCAATTTGGCTGCTTTCAACCTCTCTATTACAATCTTAAGTTTACTCTCCATTGTTTTTAAGTATTTCCGTTAACGATTGATCTTTCTTTTTATTCTTTTTTGATTTGTATTTTGGCACACTTGCAGAAAGCAATAATAAATTCTGGAATGATATTTCTTTAAATACAAAGTCGTAACTGTAGTGATAATAATTACAAATACTCCCTATGAATTGGCAGGGATTGAATCGTTTATTTGGTTCATCATCATCGGATTGTTCTGATTTGCTATTTGGAAAGAGTTTAAAAAAAAATCGGTTTGCAACTTTAAGACACTTTCATAAAAAAGCATATACAATTCCTTTGGTGTTAAATTATTCAACACGAAAGGCACATACCAACTAGGGAAATCCGTTGCTTTACCATGAGCCAATACAGCAAATACTTCAGCCATTTCATTTCGGTATTCAATAGCTTCTTCAAATTTTAATTCTTTCGATTCTCGAACACTTTCAGGAACTTTAAGTGCAGGTAATGCACATTTTGCTAGGACCTCTAAAGTAGGGGGCTTGACTGTGAATGATATTGTTTTCCTATTCTTAATATTTTCTGGAAGCATAGAATTATCTGAAACCTTAATCTCGTAAGTTGATGGTTTCTCTATTAAAGCCTGCAGTAAGTCCTGTTTCTGTTTATCCATATGTTAAAAAGGGGCTAAAACGCCCCTTAGTTTTATTGATTAAGCTGAAAATGAAATCTCGTAAGGAGATTTTTCTAAACCGTTGCTCGTTATTGGAGTGTTAGCCGTTATAGTCATGTCTACTGAAAGTAATTCGCCTTTAGTGATATTCCCCTCAAATTTTGCAGAAATCTTTGCGTATGGAAACGTTATCTTGTTTCCTGCTATATCAGTAATTACCACAGATAGGTATATATTAGGAGCTACCTTTGGTGCTTTCCAAGTTTTAGATGGCGCAAGCCAAGTACCACCCATAAGCATTACAGCACTTCCCCCTGAAACCTCATACAATTTAAATGTTGAAGTTGCAGGAGTAGAATCTGTATTTATTGATAAATAACTATCATCTTGCTCTGTTTTAATAGTTTCTTCGTTTGCTTCGCTTC